TGGGTCGAAAGCAGCAGGGGCAGCAAGAGTTTCGGCTCCCACGCCCAATGTTGAAACCCCCAGAATTTCCTCGGAAATAGGTAAGGGTTTGCCGGTTTGTCTATAACTATTTCCTTAATCAAAGGCAAGAGCAATACAAAGAGAAAGGAGAGAGTGATAACTACTATGCTCAGGCAAAGGCTCTAACTGAATTAAAGAAAAAAGAAGAAACCGCTTGGCTTAAAGAAGTAAACTCTCAAACACTTCAATTTGCTTTGCGTAATCTTGAAACTGCATACACTAATTTCTTCCAAAAGAGAGCGAAGTTCCCTAACTATCACTCAAAGAAAGGTAAGAATACATTTACCGTACCCCAATTTGCAACTATTGAAGATAGTAAATTGTGGCTACCTAAATTCAAGAGTGGTATAACTATCCGTCTGCATAGAGAAATCAAAGGTAAGATGGGCAAAGTTAGTCTAACTAAAACTCCAACAGGAAAGTATTTTGTATCAGTATTCACAATAGAGGAGTATCAAGAACTTGCACCTGCTAATAAAGCAGTTGGTGTAGATTTAGGTTTGAAAGACCTACTGATAACATCTGATGGTGAAGTATTCAAGAATATAAATCAATTGCTGATGCAAGTTGGGGTACATTCGTCACTATGCTAACATATAAGGCTAATTGGAATGGTAGGAATGTAGTTAAGATTGATAGGTTCTTCCCATCATCTCAAACTTGTAATGTTTGTGGCTATCGTAATAGCGAAATAAAAGACTTGAAAGTAAGAGAATGGGGTTGCCCATCTTGCGGTACACATCATAATAGAGATGTAAATGCTGCTATTAATATCCTAAAATTAGGATTAAATAATATATCGGCAGGGACTGTCGATTACACCGATGGAGAGGATAGAAGACCTAATCTTTTGAAAGGGCATTCCTCTGTGAAGTCGGAAGCCCACGAATCTTTAGTTCGTGGGTAGTTCACCTTTGTAGCAACCAAAAAAAATACTACTATGGCACGTTTCAATGTAGGTGAAAAGGTAAGGGTGAAAGCCACGGGCGAGGAGCTGATTGTGGCTGTATCCATATCCACGTTTGAGGGTGGAACGAATAAAATTATTTATGAACTATCCGATGGCAAGCGTGATGTTTGGGGGACATACATATCCAATGGAGTTCATTACAACGAAGCGGATATAGTGGCTGTGGATGCAAGGCGGGATGTGAAGCTAAAACTTGTTGATGAGCTTTCGAGGCTCACTCACGAACGGGTGGCTCCGTACCTTGCAGAGAGTGAAACCCTGCTCAAGAAGGAGATTAACCGAGAACTGGTAAGGCAGGGGATGTTGCCGAAATATCCTGAACAGGAGGTTGAGCAGCAGATTAAGGCAACCGAAACACCAAAGGAAGTAAGGAAACCCGCAGGGAGAAAACCCGTAAAAAGGGCAAAGAAATAACCATCCCGAAAATGGGAGTGGCGGAAAAACTGCCATCGTTAAAATAAAGTAACATGACGATAGAGCAGCTACAGGAAATAATCAACAAACCGAACACGAATGAGGCCGTTTACCTATTAACGCAGAGCGATCTCAACCTTCCATCATGGGCTAACGATTTAGAGCCTCAGTATAACGAGATGAAGCACGCCATCATGGTTGATGCACTTCGTTATCCTGTAAAGATGCAGAATGGCGTTGACCAAATAAGAAGGATACCGTTAGCCAAGCAAAAGGAGGCCGTTAATAAAATGGCACAATCGCTATTCTATACTGACGTAGTGCGAAAGTACGATATTGAGAACGATGATGAACAGGCGGAAGAAGCAAAAGAGGCATTAGAGATAAATTACAAGGTGCTTAATGCTGTGGATAGCCTGAACATGGAGAGAGGAAAGGAACTCTTCAAATCGTGCCAAGTGGCCACCGTTTGGCGTTTGGAAAAGAAACGAACAACGATAAAAGGCAAAACATCGGAGTTTGCATTAACTCACAACCTCTATTCCCCGGCGTTAGGGTACAAATTGTACCCTTATTTCAGCGATGAGAAACGGTTGTTAGGATTGAGCATTGGCTGGACGGATGCAAGGGATGCCACCATGAAGTTAATCACCTACGTTGTGGGTGCCGTGATTACCTATGAGAATACGGGTGGCGGGTGGAAGCAGTTAGATATTGAGCAGAACGATTTAGATGTATTGCCTGTTATCTACACATGGATTGATGAGCCTGTTTGGGGCGGCAAAGGCGGAACGGCACTGGTGGAGATAATGGAGGATATTCTCTCCAGGCAGATGATGTACATTGATAAAAACACCGTACCTACATATGTTATCTATAAAGGCGAAGGTGGCCGAGTGAGCAAGGTGGAGGAGAAACCCGATGATTCGAGGCGGGTGATCGTTGTCGAAAAAGGCGGTTTTATGAATGCAGTGCAATGGGAAGGGGCAAAGGATGCCGTTGAGTGGCAGTACCGAACCATTGAGGAGCAGTTCTATCAGCAAACGCAGGTGTTCAACAACTCACCGAGCGCAATGCAGAAAACTCCCTTGAGTGCAGATAACAAGGAAATACTGCTATTCGATAGCAAGGCGCGGGCAAAGGACTATGGCGGAGAGTACGTTTATATGCTCACCGAAGAATTTGATCTGGTGAAAAAGTTAATGGCCGTTCAGTTTCCCGTATGGGCTAATCAACTTGAGATGCTGAATTGTAGAAGCATTATCACGCCGTACAGTGTACGTTCGCTCAAGGATAGGGCAGAGAGCATTAAGATAGCACGGGATGCAGGGGTAATAAGTATCGAGCAGGGCGTTGAAGAGCTGGATGTGGTGGATAACGTGAGCAATGAGGTTGAGCTGATAATGAACGAGAGAAACCAAGAAATTAACAATTTGCTGTAAAAAATGGATAGGTTTGATAAAAAACAACGGGCTTTGGTAAATCGGTTGAGTGCCGAGTTACGGGCTATCTATCTATCCATCATTCAGCAAGTTGCCAACATGAGTGTTAACTACTCAAACTTGGAGTATGCCTTTGCGAACCATCCCGACCTGAACAGAAAGGTAAATGAGTTAATGCGAATGATGCACTCCGATATTAATACTTTGGTACTAACTGGCGTTCAGGATTGCTGGGAGATTGCCAATAACAAGCATGATTTGCTGTTTCAAACGGTATTTGGCAAAAAGGCGAAGTTGTTACCATCGAGGGCATTGAATCGGTATTTAGCACCCAATATCCATGCGAGGGATGCGTTTCTCAACCGTTTGGAGGGAGGGTTAAACCTTTCTCAAAGGATATGGAGAAATACGGCACAATTCAAACAGGAGTTAGAACTCGCACTGGAGTTCGCAGTAAGCAAGGGGCAATCGGCCAAGACAACAGCAATACAGATGAGTAGATACCTTAACAATCCCATTGTTTTGAGAGAGAACGTTAATAGCCGTTTTGGGGAACAGAGGTTGCTGAATGCTGTGGATGTGGCAAGGCCTGGTCGGGGGATGTACCGCTCAAGTTACAAAAATGCCATGAGGCTAACGAGAAACGAAACCAATTTTGCCTATGAATCGGCTCAGATGCTACGGAGGCAGCAGCAGGATTTCATTGTTGG